TATTATATTGGTACTCGTCGTCTGCGGTATGAGGGTGTTGCAGAATTGCTGGCACTAGAAAGTAGCCTGAAACTTGTTGTTTCTAAAGAGCGGCGAGCACAATCGATTGCCAATAATCTTGGCGACCCCAGAAACGTATTTGTAAGGTTTTCATAATGTGGCCGTTTAGTAAACCTAAAGCGCCCCCAGCCAAAAGGCAGTACAACGGCGCACAGGGCGGCAGGTTGCTATCGGACTGGATTGCGTCCTCGACATCTCAGGACGCCGAAAGCCGTATGGCGCTGCGAACACTTCGCAACCGCACCCGCGAACTTGGCCGTAATAACGATTACGTTGTTAATGCCCTGCGTACCATCCAGAACAATGTGATTGGCCAAGGCGTAAAACTACAGGCGCAGGTTACTCGTCCTCGTGGTCCAGGCGCTGGCAAAATGGATGCTTCCGCTAATACAGCCATTGAGACGGCTTGGAGAAAATGGTGCCGCGCAGATAGTTGCAATACTGCCGGTGTTATGTGTTTTTCAGAGATTGAACGAGTATTGATCCGTTCCGTTGCGGAAAGCGGGGAAGTTTTTGTTCGGATTGTTCGACAATCTTTTGGTCGATCACCTGTGCCATTGGCGCTAGAAATAATCGAGGCTGATTATCTCGATGAAAACTACAATGGTAGCCATGACAATGGAAACCAAATCCGCATGGGTGTTGAGGTCGATAAATGGTTTCGACCTGTAGCTTATTGGTTTTTCCAGAGCCATCCAGGTGATTATCAGTACAATCAAGCCGGTGGTATTCGCCCACGCACCCGTGTTCCGGCATCTGAAATCATCCATCTGTTTAGACAAGATCGTCCCGGTCAAACGCGGGGTATTCCTTGGTTTTCATCTGCAATGACCCGCTTGCGTCATATGACGGGTTATGAAGAAGCAGAAGTAATCGCTGCTCGTGCTAGTGCATGTCAGATGGGCTTCATCACCACCCCAGACCCTGAATTTGAAGGCGAGGGCGTAATCGACAATGAGCGGGTCTCGGCATTTGAACCTGGAAAAATCAGCACTTTAGCACCCGGCGAAAGTTTTACGTCTCATAATCCCAACCGCCCATCTGGTCTGCTTGATCCGTTTATGCGGTATATGCTGCGCGGCGTGGCTGCTGGGGTTGGCGTATCTTATGAGGCTTTGTCGCGGGATTATTCCCAGTCTAATTACTCTTCATCTCGCTTGGCTCTTTTGGATGACCGCGACACTTGGCGGGCATTGCAGAGTTGGATGATTGACAGCTTTCACCAGCGCGTGATGGAAGCGTTTTTGGAAATGGCGTCATTATCCAATACTCTAAATCTTCCAGGCTTTGAGATGGATCGCGACCGTTACGAAAACGTCCGTTGGATACCTCGTGGCTGGGCATGGGTTGATCCCGCCAAGGAAATCTCAGCCTACAAAACCGCTGTTCGTAGTGGCTTCATGACTTTGACTGACGTTATTGCCCAGAACGGCGGCGACTTTGAAGAATTGGCTTACACCCGTGCTCGCGAAAATGACCTCTGTGATGAGTTAGAACTTGTGTTCGACACGGACCCAGAATTGGTTAGTGAGCAGGGTCAAGCACAACCCGTACCTGTTGAGGATGATCCTGAAGATACCACATCTAGTGGTTCATCTGATACGGAGGTACAAGATATTGCGTAATCCGCGCAATCTGGCATAATGCGTTTATTGGTTTTGTATAGGTGTCTGCTTAGTGACCAAAAATGTTGAATTGAGGAAGTTGGCACTGCCCGCACTTACTCGCGGGCAACAGTCTTCTCTTGAAGTGAATAGTGAGGCGCGAACCTTAGAATTTGCGTTTTCTTCTGAAACCCCAGTTGAACGCTGGTTTGGCGATGAGGTTCTTTCGCACGACCCTGGCACAGCTGACCTTACTCGATTGAACGATGCGGCTCCGCTGCTCTGGAACCATGACGCCAATCAAATGATTGGAGTGGTTGAGAGCGCTAGGATCGGAACCGACAAGCGTGGCTATGCCACTGTTCGGTTTGGCACATCGCCAATGGCCGAGCAGGTTCTTAACGATGTTCGGGCGGGCATTATTCGTAATGTAAGTTTCGGATACCGAATTAATGAAATGGTTGAAGCTGTCCGAGACGGAAAGCCAACCTACACGGCAACCTCTTGGTCGCCGCTTGAAGTTTCTCTTGTTTCAATACCTGCTGACCAATCGGTCGGTATCGGTCGCTCTGAAACAGAGGATAGCCGCGACGTTGTTGTACGCGGTAACGCACCCCAAAAGCACAAGGAAATTGAAGTTATGACTGAAGCCGCTGCGGCCCCCGTGGTCGATATGTCTGCGGTACGCGCCGAAGCGGCTTATGCCGAACGCGCCCGTATCGATACGATTAACGCATTTGGTAAGCGTTTTAATAACGCAGACCTTGCCCGCCAACTGATTGAAGGTGGCCGCTCTCTTGATGATGCCAAGACTGCATTTATGGAAATTGCCGGTCCTCAAAATCCTGTTGTTGAAAATGCTGCCGACCTAAGCCTGACCGACAATGAAAAGCGGTCTTATTCGCTTGTTAACGCGATCCGCGCTCAGGTTACCGGCAACTGGAAAGAAGCTGGGTTTGAGCGTAGCTGTTCCGAAGCCATTGCCAAGCGCACGGGTAAGGATACTCCCGGTTTCTTCATGCCAATGAACATCACTATGGATCGTGCAGCTTATGCTGTCGGTACGGCTGGTGCGGGCACGACCGGCGGCACTTTGGTTGCAACCAACCTTTTGTCCGGCTCGTTCATCGAACTGTTGCGTAATAAGGCTCGTGTCGTTCAGTTGGGCGCGCAGATGTTGTCTGGTCTTACCGGCAATGTTGACATTCCTCGTCAGACTGCCGCCACCTCGACCTACTGGGTTGCCGAAGCTGGCGACGTTACTCAGGCTGAGGGCACTTTCGACAAGATCAGCCTGTCCCCCAAGACGCTGGGTGCCCGTTCGCAAATGTCCCGACTGATGATGATGCAGTCCACGCCTGACATTGAGGTTTTGGTTCGTAACGATCTTGCCACGCAGATCGCTCTTGGCATTGACCTTGCTGCCATTTCCGGCACTGGCGCTTCCAACCAGCCTCGCGGTATTCTAAACACCTCTGGTATTGGTTCGGTTGTTGGTGGCACGAACGGTGCAGCAATTACTATTGATCAACTTATTGATCTGGAAACCGCTGTCACTAATGCAAATGGTCCTGACACGAACCTAGCCTACCTGACCAATGCTAAGGCGGTTGGTGCTCTGAAGAAGCTGAAGTCTACCACGGGTCAATATCTGTGGACCGGCTCCAGCGTCGGCGCACAATCTGGCACCCCAGGTGAAATCAACGGTTATCCAGTCGCTCGTTCCAATCAAGTGTCTTCTACCGGCACTAAAGGCACCTCGTCTGGCGTTTGCTCTACCGTCATTTTTGGCGCTTGGAATGAACTGATCATTGGCGAGTTTGGTGTTCTTGAAGTGCTTGCCAATCCTTATGGCACTGGCTTTAATTCCGGCTCTATCGACATCCGCGCTCTTCAGTCGGTTGATATTGCGGTTCGTCATGCGGCATCCTTCAGCGCGATCACTGACGCCCTGACTGCCTAATTGGTCTGAAATTGAGGGGGTGGCTTACGGGCCACCCCTAAGATTTAGGTGAACTATGCAATATAAAATTCGAGATAATTTTTATATTCACGGATTGCGCCCAGAGCCATATGTGCCAGGCGAAATTGTGGAGTTGACAACCGCTCAATTGAAAACACACGGCCATAAGGTCGAGGTTTTTAACCAGCGTTTAAAATCAGAGAAAGAGCAAAAAAATGGCTGATGAATTTTTTAGCGTTCCTGATACTCAGACAGGACAAGCGCAAAATCTAACATTGCTGACCCCCAACGATAGTGCCGATATAGCTTTTGTTTCAAAGGCAATATATGTTGGCGTTGGTGGAAACCTGGCAGTTATTGCCGAAGACGACACAGCGGCTGTAACGCTTTCAAATGTTCAGTCCGGCACAATTTTGCCAATTCGTGTTCGTCGCGTCATGGTAACCAATACAACTGCATCTAGCATAGTGAACCTATACTAATGAACGGTCTCGGTCTGTCTTTTTCTGATGCTTATGTTTTTGCCAGGAATAGTGGCCGACCGGCATTTTTATTAGATTTTGCACAAGATAATTATTCAATATCTGGCGCAAGATACAGCACATTAGCTAATGCTGGGGTGACATTCTCACGCGGCACCAACGCCACGATGATCGATAGCACGGGCCAATTGACGTTTGCGCCTAGCAACCAGTTTACTAACAGCGAAAGCTTTACTTTAGGCTGGGCAAAAAACAATAGTACGGTAACAACAAATGTAATAGCTGATCCAAATGGTTATCTAACCGCAGATAAGCTAATTGAAGATACTTCAACAAATTATCATTATGTAAGTGGTTCAAATACGGTTGTATCTGGCACTGTTTATATAATTAGTTTTTATGCAAAAGCTGCCGAAAATAATTTTATTAACATTCAAGGTGGCGGAACTGCATTTGCAGGTTCGCCAGGTGTGTCAACAAATCTAACTACGGGCCAACAATTAGGATATAACGGTGCAACTGTTTTTGGAGCAACTAATGTAGGAAATGGTTGGTGGAGAATTTATGTAAATATTACTGCCGCAGCCTCTGCGAGCGGAAGTGCTTTAATATTAACAAGCAAAACATTATCTAGTAATCCAACATATCTTGGCGACGGAACGTCAGGTGCATACATCTGGGGCGCTCAAGCAGAAGCCGTTACCTACGAAACCGCGCCCCGCGCCTACAACAGCACCACGCCTAAAAACCTGCTTGGGTTTACCGAAGAATTTAATAATGCGGCTTGGACTAAAAACAATAGTACGGTAACAATAAATGCAATAACTGACCCTAATGGCTATTTAAATGCCGATGCTATTATAGAAAACACAACGGCAGCAGCTTTCCACTCTGCATCTCAATCAATTACAAAGCCCGCTGCAAATATTACTTATACCGCAACTGTTTATGCAAAATATAAAGGTAGGCAAATGCCTATATCCTTTAACTCTGGAGCGTCCGGAGTTGCAGGGCGTGTTAATTTAGACACAGGCACTGTTGCTGCGGGCTTAGGAACATTTGGCACAGGCTGGACCGCTGGGTCGCTTACGATAACGGCTGTTGGGAATGGTTGGTATCGTGTTGCTGTTACGGCAACAACCGACAC